GAAAGCATTGCCTTCCACGCCCTTCACGCCATTGCCGCCACCGATCAGAGCAGAGCCGTAAGTCACAGACACCACAGCGCCAGCAACGGCGTAAGTAGCGGCGGCGACAGCAGGGTCAGTCGAAGCGTTGAGAGCGGCAGCGAGGTTGGCGGCGGTGCCAGCAGCGTTTGCGCCGATGGTCACTTCGTCAGCCATAGCAGCTTGGGTCTTGAAAGTGATGGTCTTGCCGTTCACCACGATCGTGTCGTTGGTAGACGGGTTGGTAGCCACAGTGATCGAGCCAGAGGCCACAGCACCGCCGACAGTCGTCAGAGTAGCGCCAGGCATGATTGCGACCATGTTTTCGAGCGTGGTTTCAGCGAGGGGAACCTTCGCCATCACGTCACGGCCCATGATGTATTCGTTGATCGTGGTCTTACCGAACTGATCGACGTTCACTTTATGGGTGTCAGTTTTCACTTGCACTTCAACGCCGCCCTGGGTGTAGCCCAGATCAACGCCGTCGAAGAACACTTGGCAGACGCCAAGTTTCACGTTTTTTGTACTAGATGCCATTCAAAGCTCCTTTGCAAAGGGGTATTGAGTAAATCAGGCGTGACTTACTCGCGTAGCGGCGACTATATCACAAAATGATTGAAAAGTCCAGTACTACAGGACTGACTTTGCCACGGCAATCAAACGGTCCATCATCCGGTCGCTCACTTTATCCACGGCGCGCTCCAAGAAACCACCGCCGACAATCTCTTCCTGACCGTGCTGTTTCGCTTGGGATTTCTTACCCAGGCGCAGAAAACCGTATGGAGTCAGGTGTTGGTGCATCTCCCAAGCGTAGTCGGAGATGAATTTGCCTGGACGCTCGGGGATTTCCATTTCGGTGTCTACATAGACCTCGACGGTTTTTCGTGCGAATTGACCCAAAGAAGTCCGGCCGCCGGCGTTGTCTCGAACCTTTATTGCCTCTTCCAAGTTGCCGTGGTCGAGTGGAGCCATCTTAATCGCCAGCTCTTGAATGTCTTTTGCTTCCTGGCGCATCTGGTTCAAAACGCCGCGAACTGCTTTATCCCCGCTCTGTTGGAGCAGGTATTTCAGCTCATCAATGCCTTCGACCGTAATTGCCATTACATGCTGAAGCAGATGTCGAACTTCACCAGCGCCTCAATGAAGTTGCCCTCGGAGACTGGAAAAACGACTGGCAGATGATTAGGGAGCAGATGACGCACATCCATTGCGCCTACCGTGATGTTGTAACCTTTCAGCGCGGCAGTGGCATCATTTGCCAATTGCACGGCTTCCGCATGATTGTGAGAGCGGCAGATCACGGAGAATTGCGCTTTGTAATAGCCAGGCAGCTCATGGTCGATCTGGGTGCCTTGCAGCGGACTGCGCAGAAGGATGCCCTTCTTGCACTCAACAGGCATTGCGTGAATGAAGATCGACTTTGCTTTCACGCCCAAGCCGGCGCTCTGCAATTTGTCTGCGATTGGTTCAAGTTCCATTTCAGCTCCAGATCACGGCGTCCACCTCGTAGTGGTCAAGCACGCCTTGAACGTCGAAACGAGGGAACTTCGATTTGATTTTAAGCACCTGCCCCGCCACCTCGATAATGTCGTCAATGTTGGCGCAGGTTGTTTTTGTCAGAAGGAATACGGCGTCCGCATGCAGTTCACGCGCAGAGCCGCGAGATGCAGATGTATCGGCGCGAACGGCAGATTTCACGTTCACGATGTTCAGCTTCACTACGGCGCAGCGTTCGCGGACTCGGCGCGCCGGCACAGGTTGCCCATAGAGGTCAGTCTCACCACTAGCGGCGCTGATGATGCAATTGACGTTAGGCTTGAACATAGGGCTTCACCATAGCTGTGCTGTTGTAGTGGAACACAACGCGCTCCGCCCAAGCCCAAGTCATGTGCCCTTCCGTCTCACCGGAGATAGAGAACACCGTGCCGCTGTGAACATGGTCGGGGTTGTCGTAGTAGATTTGTGCCAAGTCGCCTGTCTTGGCGATGTCCTCGATCTGCTGGTGCAGCCATTGACGGTATGCGAACTCACGCGCCATCAAGCGAATGAGGTCAGGGGCTTTGAATTTGCGGCCGGCCGGCGTCTTCAGAACGAAGTCGGGCGATGCCAGCTTCTTCTGAATGAGCAACCCCAACCCGCCGTGGGCATCTTTGACGCTCTTGGTGGCGACTTGTCCGACACCCTTCATTGATGCGACAAGCTGCTGAATGTTTTGCAGCGTCGCATGGTTCAGCTCGTTACCGAACGCGACAGAAAGCTCTGTGACGCGGCCACTGTTAATCGCGGTGAGGTAGCTGGTAATCGACTGCATGGCGCTGTGCAAGAACGTCTCGCGCAGCGTGACAGCTTGCGTCTTGAAGTCGTTGATCATCATGGGAGAGACTTCGGCGCCTGGCGCAATAGCCAGCAGGTAGCGACCGGCCAGCGCAAAAAGGAATACCTCGTATTCCTTCTTGAACTGTGCGGCGAAGTCGTCGTAGATCATCCTGCGCGTCCGATTCGCTTGCTAAACGTCACGAAGTAGCTCAGATAGCCGAGTGCGCGTCGGCACACAGGCAACTGAAGTGCTTTCGTGCTTCGGAACATCTGCTTGCTCTCGCCGATAGCGTCCAGCACCAGACCAGACTGGCGCTTGTCTTCATACGGGTTGCCGCCAAGGATGTGATCGGCTTCAACCACTTGAGCTTGGCGCAATGCCTTCTTGAAGCGTTCCGGCAGCGCAGCGAACTGCGTTGGGTTCAGGATTGCCAAGTTACCGTTGAAGATGAACAAGCTGTTGCGAGCCACGTAGGACGACTGGTACTGGCCTTCCGGCACGTATTGCAGCGAGTCCTGGCCGAAGTTCACATTGGAGTTCAGCAGGTTGAAGTTAAGTTGGACGATGCGCTCACGAGCGTCGATCAGAGCCGCTACACGCTGTTCTTCCGTTGCGCCTTCCCAAGCGTCGAGGTTTGGAATGTCGAGTGCGGTCAGGTTCGCCTGCGAGTAGGTCTGAAACGAGTTCAAGCCTGTTTGCAGAGGCGCATTCGAGGTCAAGCCATACGACTTGCTCAGAATGATCGTGTTGCCTTCAACGACGCAGAAGACCTCCACGTTGCGAATTTCGCGTGTCGCGCCAGCGGCGACCGTGTTCAGCGAGGCGGGAATCTGAATGTTGGCAGCAGTGTCACCATCAGCCACAGTCAGGTCTGTTGGAGCAACAAGTTCCTGATCGGCTTGATCGGTGACGCGATACTTCGCGCTGGCGACCGTCAGCGGGTTGCCAGCGTGATCTTGAAACGGCACGTCAACTGTAACGTCCGTCGCGCTCAGATACACCGCCGCACTCATTATTCTGCTCCGATGCGGGGCGTGCCCTGCTTGGTCAGAATGGCGTCGATGATGCCGACGATAGAGGTGCCCTTAACGCTCAGAGCGTCAGCGATCTTACGAACGCCAGCGATACCTTCCTTATCAGCCACTTCGGAGAGTTCTTCGTAGGTGTAGACCTTCGCAGAAGCGTCAGCCGGCGTATCGGCCTTGTCTTCAGTCTTCTCTTCCTTAGCGCCCTCGCCTTTCGACGTTGCCTTCTTGGTCGGAGCTGTTTCGCCCTCCACAGGCATCGTCATGTTGTTGATGTCATCACCACCCACGAACGCCGGAACGTCCATGTTGTTGAGATACATTTCGCCCACGTTCGCGGCGCTACCATCTTCCCATGTCGCGCCAATGGCAGCGGAGATACGGATTGCGTCGATGGGGAGAGCGTCACCTTCACTGAGGCCGTCCTTGAACATCACCACACCCATTTGGCCGGTGTATGTCTCAAAGCCTGCTTGCGTCAATCGGAGTTTCATAGCGACTCCTTATTCAGCAGCTTCGGTCGGCTCTTGTTCGCCAGCTTGTTCTTCGGTTTGCTCTTCGGCTTTCTCTTCGGCGTCGGCGTCTTTTTCGATCTTCTCAACGTCAGCCTTCACGTCTTCACCTTCAACCACTTCGGCGACGGTGTAGAGAGCTGCCAGGGTTTCGGCTTCCAGCTTGCTCACATGACCGACAGACACGCCGTCATGGAACTCGACATTGCCGACGAAGCCAGTGAAGTTTTCGAAGCCCTCTTGGGTAATCTTGATTTGCATATTTCTTTCCTTCCAATGAAAAAGGCGGGTCTTTTGAACCCGCCTTATTCTACGTCAGTCGTGACTGATCTGCAACTTAGATGTTTGTCACACCTTGCAGACGTGCAATCGAACGAGTGGACTTGAGCGCGAGGCCGGTGTACCACTTCAGACGGATGCGAGTCGCGTCCTTGTTTTGCACAGTGCCGATGTTTTCGACAACGATGCCGGCGTCAGGGCCGCCGAACAGACCGTGCAGGCCGTCCAGTTCGTTCAGACGCAGAGCGTAGACCGAAGCTGTGTTGGCGTTGCTGCCCTTGGTTTCGTCGCCAGCCAAGAACTCGTTCATGATGACAGGGATGCCATTGTGAGTGAGCATGGGGCGGCCGAAGTTTTCGAGCTGCTGCATCACGGCGTCAGTGCCGTAAGTAGCGCGGAGCAGACCACGGAAGGCGCGGATTGTGCCGCGACGCATCACGATAACGTCAGCGCCGTTAGGCACAGCGTCACACAGTTGGTCAAGCATGCTCAGAGTCAGAGCGTTGCCGTTAGCGCCAGCGTCCACAGTCTGAGTACCGCCAGCGGCAGCAGCCAGAGTTGGCAGACCGTCGAAC